CGCCGAACGGCTCGAGCACCAGGATCGAGCCGCGCACGAAGGTTGGCAGCTCGCTGCCGGCGGTGACCACGCGGCTGCCGGCGCCCGGGATGATCAGCCGCCACCGCCACGAGCCCGAGATGTCCTGCAGCCGGCCGCTGCGGCGAAACGTGGTCTTGATGATGTTCTGCCGCAGCGTCGTTTCGACCAGGCGCATCGCGGCCGTGGCCAATCTGGTGCCGTAGAGCACGACGACCTTGCGTTGCGCGTCGTCGAACTCGCGCGCGGGCCGGTTGTCGACCACGACCGCCGAGGGCGGGTTGTGCAGGCGGACCTGCTGCGCGGTCTCGTTGGCGGCGATCGAGCGCAGCATCCAGCGCAGGTCGGCCAGGCCCTGCGCCTGCACGTCAAGCGTGAGGGTCTGCCGCTCGAAGGTCTGCCCGCCGATGGTCGTCGTGCGGGTCTTGGGAACGACCGCGGGGGCGGTGGCGGGAATGGCCATCGCTCACCCCGCCAGCATCGGGCCGTTGTGGGTCCACTGCGCGCTGATGCGCCATGCGCGGAACGTCGCGTCGTACACGTCCTGCTCGCCGCGCAGCCGCCAGCCGGTGGGCAGCACGATCGCGCGCACCTGGTCCTGCAGCAGGCGGGCCTCCTCGTAGACGCGGTGCCAGGCATGGGTCTCGACGGTGGTCTCGGCGTCGACGTCGGCGTGCTGCTCGCACATGTCGGCCAGCACGTCGACGTCGGCGCTCAGGCGCGTGAGCGTCACGAGGGGCAGCGACGGCGGCTGCACGTCGGTTTCGAGGGCTGCCCAGCCCCAGCGGAACAGCGACACGCCGGCGAGTCCGACCGCCAGCGCTTGCGACAGCTCGCGCTCGCTGGTCATCCGAACATCCTTCGCAGCTCGGCCTTCGAGAGCTGGCGCATGTCGATCGCGTCGTCGTTGGTGGGCGCCTGGTTGCGCGCCGCCTCACCGAACCACGCGAGCCACCCGTTCACCTCGCGCGAGCTCATGCGCTCGATCTCGACGACCGATTTCTGCAGGCGCTCCGCGATGAAGAACAAGGGCCGATCCTCCGGGGCTACGCTTTTGGGCCTTCGCCCCCGGCCAGCTGGTCCTGGTGCAGCTCGGCGGCGGCGCGCAGGCCTTCGGTGATGGCGCCCGCGAAGCGCCCCGGCAGCGCATACAGCGCCTCGAGCCCGAGGGGAGCATCGTCGACATGCAACGACGCGGCGAGCACGGCCTCGGTGTAGCGTTCCGCTTCGCCGACCTGGCGCATCGCCTCGCGCAGCGCGCCGTAGCTGAGCTCGTGCAGCTCGACGCGCTGGCCCGGAAAGATCGCCGCCATGCGCTCGGGGGCTGGCCGCACCATCAGCTCATGGCCCATGTCAGAGCGCCCAGCTGTACGTCGGCACCTCGGTGAACACGCCCGAGCCCGAGAAGGCCAGGCCCGCGTTGACGCCGGCGGTGACGCTGATCGCGCCGATCTCGACCGGCCCGAAGATGTAGCCGCCCGCGGTGCCGAAGTCGATCAGCATGTAGCGGGTGGTCTTGGGCGATTCGAGCGAGGCTTGAATCAGGTTCTTGAACCCGGCCGAGTCCTGGTCCACCCAGCCGGTGAACTGGAACGTGGGCGGCTTCGGCGTGCCGAGCACGGTGGTGCTCGTGCACATATCGTCCAGGTTCAGCGCGTCCGGCTCCTGGCCGGCGATCGTGACCGTGGCCAGGCATGCGCACAGCAGATCCGCCGCTGGGTCGGTATCGCTGACCTCCCACAGCTGCACGACCTTGCCGGCGCCGCTCGCCACCGCGGCACCCAGCTGCGTGCCGTCGAACCCTTCGAGGGTGCCGGCGCTGCCAGCGATGTTGACCAGGCGGAAGGTCTTGCCGTCGAGCAGTGCCTCGCCGGTGCCCTCGAAGGTCGCGAACGTGGCCGCGCCGATCGCGCTTGCCGCGGTCAGCACGCACGGGTTCGCCTTGGTGACGCTCGTGATGTTGACGTCGGCGGGGGGTGCTGCAACCCCGGTGGGGGTCAAGTAGAGCTTTGCATCGCTGCGAATCTTGGCCATGTGGGGACTCCTCTCCTATGCCTGAGCCGCGCCGCTTGAGGCCATCACAACGAGCACGGCCCGATCGTGTGAGGGCAGGATCGAATGGAAGTCGTAGACCCAGCCGGTGTCGGCGTCGACGCCGCGCCAGTCGGCCTCGACCTTGATGCCGGGGGTCTCGCGCATCGTGATTCGGTAGGTGATGCCCGCGAGCTCGCGGTCGGAGCCGAAGAACTCGCGCCCGCTGACCGGATCGATCGACGCCGGCACCTGCACGACGGGGACAAACGTGCGGTCCTCGCCCATGAAGCCGTCGACGTCTTTCGCGGGCTGCTGCAGCTCGAGCATGTGGCGCATGCGGCCGGCTTTCATGCGGTGGGCCTCCACGCGGCCATCAGCTCGGGCGCGAAGTGATCTTCGGTCAGCGCAAGGTTGGCCTCGCGGTACTCGTAGAGCGACGCGGCGATGCGCAGCACCAGCGAGCGCAGCGCGGGGGCCAGGTCGTCCTTGTCGTCGACGCCGACGTCAAGCTCCACCGTGGTCGCGCCCGGCCAGGTCTGGTCCGGCAGGAGCAGGAACGCGTCGCGGTTGCTCCCGAACTCCTGCTGTGCGATGCGCCAGGCGCCGGTGATCTCGCCCGGTGGGTCCGAGTCGTCGAGGAAGCGGATCGCGCGCACGTTGTTGAAGGGCAGCAGCACGCCCCACGACTGCCAGCGCGCCCACCACGTGCACGGGTATGGCTGGGGGTAGGCGCCGTCCGCCTCGTAGGTGGCCTGCACCAGGTTGACGTTGGCGCGGCGCTCGACGATGTTGACCGCCTGCTGCAGGTACTCGCGGATCAGGTCGTCGTCGCGGTCGTGGTAGACGCGCGAGTGTTGTTTCGCGAGGTCCAGCAGGCCATCGGCCAGCACCGTCCAGTCGACGGCCGTGCGGTTCCACAGGTCGAGGATCACCGCGACGCTCCGGGGTCGGGGGCGCTTGCCGGCCGAGGCGCGTCGCAATCGCCGATGCAGATGTGGCGGTCGCCACCCACGAGCGTGCACGCCACGATCAAGAGGACGGCCAGCACGGTGAGGATCAACATGCGCATCAGGCCTCCGCGATCAATCGGTCGAGCGCTTCGGCGTGCGCCGCGATCCAGCGCGCGAGCTCGGCGATGCCGGCGTTGGCCTTGGCGATCGCCTCGGTGTCGGCCTGGCGCTGGCTCTCGATGCGCGCGACGTGGGCGGTCAGATCCTGGCCACGCTTCTGCAGCGGGCGAAACAGCTTCTCGGCATCGCCGGCGCCGAAGGCCTTGCCGAACACGAGCTGGCTGCGGGTGCCGTCGAACAGGAAGGTGGCGCCCTCCTTCGCGTGCAGGTCGCCGGGCTCGCGCGGCTCGGCGCCGCCGATGTTTCGCCAGCCGGTGCTGTCGAGGCGGCGCCAGTCGGGGGAGTCGCCCGGCTCGGCCACGGTGTCGACGACGGCCTCGTAGACGCGGCCCGCGAAGTGCGAGCGCCGCACGCCGACGCGGTACACGCCAGGGGTCCACGGCTCGCAGGGGGCGTCGGGCAGGCCCTGCTCGCCGCGATCGCCCTTGTCGCCGCGCAGCTGGTCGCCATGCCGCGCGACGACCATCGCGGCGATGGCTTCGAGGTCGACGAGCGGCAGCTCGGACGCCGACTCGTCCTCGTTGCCGCGTCGAACGGCGATGCGGCGATCGGTGACCGTCAGCGTGACGGGGGCGCCGAACCTCGCGAGGTCGCTGCGCAGTACGGCGATCGTGTCGGCCTGCGCGGCGATGGTCCGCATGGCCTCGGCCAGCTGCTCGCGCAGGGGGCGCAGATCCTCGGCGAAGTCGTCGCGCACCTGGCCGAAGCCGGCTTCCATGCCGCGCAGGACCCCGCGCAGTTCAGCGTCGTCCATGCCTCGCCCTTTCGATGGCCGCGCGCGTCACTTCTTCGGCCCTGGCCTCGACCTCGGCGTCGGTGGGCTGGGGCGGTGCTGGCGGCGCCGGTGGCGGTGCGGTGGCCTTCTTGAGCTCGGCATCGGCGAGCTGCTCGGACAGCGAGAGCGGCACCATCTGCCGCTGCACCAGCAGCTGGTCGCCGCCATCGGCCGGGCCTTCGCCGACGTGCTTGCGCGCCTCGTTGGGCTTGAGCACGCCACCCTGCACCATCTTCGCGAGCGCCTCGGCCTGCGACGCGAGGTCGGTGCGCAGCAGCGCCTCGGTGCTCATCAGCAGGTAGTCGTGCCGGCCGTCCATGCCGAACAGCCGCTCGACGGCGCGCTCGAAGCGCTCGATCAGCCCGCCGAGCGACACGCTCAGCCAGTGGTTGATGAGCGCCTCGGTGTTGATGACCCCGCCGCCGGTCACGTCGCCGTACAGCGGGGGCGCGACGAGGACACAGCGCGCGATGTCCTCGTTCGAATAGCGCAGCGAGGCGATCACCGACTGGTCGATCGCGGCGAGGTTGGCGCTCGACATCTTCAGGCCGCCGCCGAGGATCGGAATGCCACCCGTCTCCCAACCCTTCGACTGCTCGTCGAAGCGCTCGCGCAGGGTCTTCATCTGCACCTTGTCGAGCTGCTGGTCCGTCGACAGCACGACCGAGATGCGCCGCATGTTCTGCACGAACCACAGCTGAGAGCGCGACAGCGCCACGTTGACGCCGGCAGCCAGGCCGGCCGCCGCGAGAGCACTCTCGCCACACAGGGGGTGCCGCGGCGTGGCCCAGCGCAGGTGCACGCAGTCGGAGGCCGGCAGCACGCGCACACGGCCGTTGTCGAGCTCGGCCAGCGTGGTGGGGCGGAACAGCAGCTCCTCGTCGTCGCTGACGAGGTAGAACACTTCGCGCGTCTCGGGGTCGACGCGAGGGGACCACAGGCCGCGCGGAATGCAGTGCAGCGCTGCAATTTCGCGGCGGTCATTGCGCTGGCCGATCAGCAGCACCTCGCCGCTAAGCCAGTCGTCGACGGCGCGCGCGAACAGGTCGGCGCCCGACTCGTAGGCGTTGGGGCGCACCAGCACGCGGGCGGCTGCGGAGGTCGTGACCTCGGCGATCGCGCCGCTGTTCAGGTCCTCGGTCTTGTGGTGTGGGCGCAGCTGCGCGAACGCGCTGCGATGCAGCTGGCGGATCGCGGCCACGACGGGGATGCCGGCGCCGCCGATCAGCTCTAGGTTGCGCTGCCAGCCCGTGCCATCGAGCGGATCGAGCGCGTGCAGGCCACCGCCGAGCGTGCGGTCGAACCCGTAGGCGTCGAACAGGTAGGCGCCGCCCGGCTGCGCCCTGCTGTTCCACGTGAACCCGAGCGAGCCGATCAACGAACGCGCGACGGCGAGCGCACTCACTTGGCGGCCTTCTTGCCTTTCGTGGTGGTCTGCTTCGGCCCGCAATCGTCGTCATCGCTCGGCGGCGGCGGTGGCGGTGGGGGCGGGGCCCCCGGCGCGTAGGGCACGAACGGCGGCGCCTGCGCGTGCTTCTTGCCCCAGGCCGGCGCGATGTTCTTTCCCCAGACGCTGAAGGCGTGGTAGTTGGTCATCAGATACGCTGCCTCGGCGTCGGGCAGGGTGATGAACGAACCGACTGCTGCGTTGTAATGCGCGGCCACCTCGGGATCGCAGATGAAGACGACGGCCGACATGTCAGACCCCGTAGCGCGCGGCCAGCAGGGCGCCGGCGCCGCACGCGAGGCCCGCCGCCGTGAGGTTCACGCGCGGATGGCTCAGGCCCGTCGCAGCAAACACGAAGATCAGCAGCGCAGCGATGAGCAGGATGAGGTGCAGCATGTCGCCTCCTCGATGTGAAAGCGCCCACGCATCGCTGCGTGGGCGCGAAAGGGCCGCCTGGCAACTGCTAGGAAGCGCGCGGCCCGCCAAGGACACACCTACCAGGTGATGGCGGTCTTCACCTGGACGACACCGGAGGCGGCCTGGGTGAGGCCCCAGCCAACCGGCAGCACGTTGCGAATGCCCAGCGACCAGGTCTGGAACAGCGAGATGGCCTGGAATCCGACCGCGGCCGCGCCGGTGTGACCGGACACGTGGATGCCGTGGTCGGGAGGCACCTGCTCGACGGTGCCGAGCGCGCCGGCCGTGGTCATGGCCTGCGTGGGCGCCGTGCCGTCGGCGTTGGCCATCGTCAGCGTGGCCTGGTCGCTGACGTCGATCTGCGGGGGATCGACAGCGGCGCCGAAGCACGCGGCGTCGACGAGGATCGCCGTCGCGGCGGGCACGTTGTCCGATGCCACGATCGACAGGCCCAGCAGGTTGCCGCCGCGCACGTCGTCGCGGAACACGAACTGCCCGAGGGCGTTGGTCAGCATCGACAGGTTGATGAGCGACGCGCTCGGCACGATCAGCACCGGGCGGGCGCCGGCGCCCGCGGCCACCATGTCGGCCCACATATCCTGGATGTCGGCAGTGACCGCGGCCTGGCCGCCGCCGGCGGTGCCTGCGCTGCTGGAGGCGCCGTTGCGCAGACCAGCGGGCCGGATGCCGGTGACCTCGGCCGAGGTGTCGAGCAGGAAGGCGTCGAGGGCGTTCGCGGTGTCCTGCAGCATCATGTCGCGGATCGTCGCCACCGCATCGGGGTCGCTCGCGCGCTCGAGCTCCTTGGTCAGCGCGGTGATCGCTGCGAGCTTGTAGCGGTTGACGCGGCGGTAGCTGGTGGTGCCGGCCTTGACCGGGATCACGCCGCCCTCGCCGATCCACGCGCCCGCCAGGGCGGTGCTGCGTTGCGTGACGAACGGGATGACCGTCGACTGCGCACCGGCGAACGACAGCCGGCGCCCGCGCGTGATCAGCTGCGCGGCGACGCTGATGGGCGCGAGGTCCTTCTCGAGCATCTGGCGCACTTCGCTGCGCACCAGCTCGGCGGCCCAGCCCGCGGTCGTGGTGTCGGCAACGCCGGTGGCGGTGCGGCCGATCGCGATGAGCGCCTGGTCGCCCGGGAACAGCTCGGCGATCACGCCGTTGAGCTCGCGCTTGTCGGCGTGGACGCGCGCCTTCGCAATGGCCAGCATCGCCAGGCGGGTGCCGGCCGGTACGTCTGGCACCTGCGGGCGCCGCGTGACGGGAGCCACGCGTGCGACGGGCAGCAGATTCGACGGGGTCGGCTGCGGTTGAGGCTGCTGCCCGGGGGCGGCAGCCGATGCAGCTGCTCGAGCTGCGGCGTTCTGCGCGTTGCGCAGCACGCTGACGCGGTCGTGCGCCTCGTTCGCGGCGGCGGTGGCGCGCGTGACGGCTTCGAGCGATGCGGGGGTGGTGTCGACGGCGGCGGCGGCGCTGGCCAGTGCCTCGTCGGCGGCGGTGGCGGCAGCTTGTGCCGCAGCGATGGCTTCTGACAGGTCCATGACCTGGCTCCTTCGGACTGGTGGCGCCGCGACCGCAGCTGCCGGTGGGGGGAGCGCATCGCCGGCACCAGAGCGCAACAGCGCGGCCAGCTCGTCGCTCTCGAACCCGAGCGAGCGCCCGATCGCGACGGCGGCGGGGTTCGCTGGGGTGGGTGTGAGGGAGATCTCGCGCACCAGGCCGCGCATGTAGCGCAGGCCGGTGCGAATCGTGCGACCGCCCTCGGTGCGGGTGATCGGCTCGATATCCTTGCGCTCGATGTCGAAGTAGACCGACGACGCGAGGCCGTGCCCGCCCTCGTAGAGGGCGCGCACCAGGTCGGCAACGCGCGACACGCCGCGCTTGAGCAGCTTCAAGGTCGCGCGCGTCTCGTGGTCGCTGACCTCGATGTCTTCCCAGTGGCCAATCTGCGACCCGATGCGGTGATCGTGATCGGGCAGCGCCGGCACGTTGCGCTCGGTCGGGAACTGCAGGCCGCGCTGCACGACGACGTCGCCGAACACGTCGGGCGAGTCGTTGCTGACGACGAAGCGGATGGCGTCGCTGTTGACGACGCTGCCCGTGGCCTCGGCCTGGCCGCGCTTGGCGATGCGCAGCAGATCAGCCACGGCACGGCGCCGGGCAGGGGCGCTGCGGGGGCGGCAGTGGCGTTCGGGGCGGTGCGCTCCGGGCTACTTGGTCGAGCGGTACTGCTGTTCGCTCGTCCTTCGATGGCCGCTGTCGGGGCATCGGTGGGCTCCCGCCACCGTCGCCACCATCAGCCGGGATTACGCGGGCGAGAGTCTACACCCGGTTTCGTGCACTGCAAGTCACCCGATCATGGCCTCGGCATCGAACGCGAGCACCGGTGCTCGCTTGAGCCCCACGGCCATCGCTAGCGCCACCACGCCGTCTATGCGGCCGGTGCTCTTGCGCTTGCTCAGGATGCGTGACAGCTGCGCGTCCTGCTCGACGACGGCGCTGGCCGCGTTCCACGTCAGCACCGGGTTGTGGTGCACGACGAGCTGCCGGCGCAGGATGACGGTTTCCAGCTCGGTGACCGACTGCGGCATCCACAGGTTGGACTTCGCGGGCTTGACGAAGCCCTGTGGGTGCTCGATGAGCGGTGGCGTGAGTTCGCGGTCGGCCAGCTCGGTGCGCAGGTATTTCATGCGCCAGCGGTCGAACACGAGGCTGTCGATCTCGGACAGCTCGGCGATCTGCGCGATGCGCTCGGCCACGGGGCCATAGTCGAGTACCTCGCCGGGCACGCCGTGGATGAAGCCCTGCCGAATCCACAGCTCATAGTCGACGCCGTCGCGCTCGCCGCGGGCGCGTGCGGTGTCCAGCGGGGTCCAGAATTCGCACCAGGCGTGCAGCACGCCGGCGTCGTCCTCCCACAGCACCACCAGCGCGGTGAGGTCGGTGGTGAGCGAGAGGTCCACCGCGAGCAGCACGCGCCGCGCGCCGGCGATCAGCTCGTCGACCGATTCGGGTGTGGGCACCTCGCAGGCGCGCCAGGCATCGGCGCTGATCCACGGCGACGCGGCGTCGACCCACTGGCAGAAGTGCAGGCGACGCACCAGCGATTCCTTGCCGGGCATCTGCAGCGCTTCGCGCACCTGGTCGCGCAGGTACTCGGGCTGGATGCTCACCCCGAGATTCGGGTTGGTCTTGACCCAGCAGCGCTCGTCGTGCAGCGGGTCGTCGCCATCGTCGACGGCGCACACGTAGGAAAAGAAGCGGTCGTCCTCGAGCATGCGCGCGGCTACCTTGACCGCCTTGTCGTGATAGCGCCAGCACACGCTCTGCCGGTCGAAGCCGCTGTTAGTGATCATGAACAGCAGCGGCTGACGCCTGCCCTTGAAGCCGGCGCGCATCATCTCGATGACCAGGTCGTCGCGGTGCTCGTGCACTTCGTCGATGAGGCCGCAATGCGGGCGCGGGCCCGACTGGCTGTCGTCGCTGCTGATCGGCCGGAAGAACGACGTACCGAGCGAGAGGTTCCACACCTGGCGCCCGCCCGTCTGGTGCACGCGCTTCCTCAGGTGCGGCGACAGGTCGACCATCGCGACGGCGTCGCGGAACAGGATCATGGCCTGGTCCTTCTTCGAGGCGGCAGCGTAGATCTCGCCACGCGCCTCGCCGTCGGCGCCGAGCATGTAGAGGCCGATGCCGGCGGCTAGCGGGCTTTTGCCGTTGCCTTTACCCTCCTCGACGTAGGCGACACGGAAGCGCCGGCGCTCGTCTGCGTCGACCCAGCCGAACAGCGAGCCGACGATGAAGGCCTGCGAGGGGGCCAGCTCGAAGGGTCGGCCCTCGAAGTCGCCGCCGCTCAGGCGCAGCACCTGCGGAAAGAAGTCGAGTGCGTGATCGGCGTGGTCGAGCGCGAAGGTCCAGCCGCGCTCCTGCGCGTGCTCGAGGTCGTGCAGGTGGCGGGCGCAGGCCTGGCGCACATGCGGGCCGGTAACGATCCGCCCGGCCAGCACGGCGCGCGCGTAGGCAGTGGTCGGATCGCGGCGCCTGCGCGGCGCTACGCGCTCATGCTTCGCCGAAGAATCGGGTAAGTGGGTCTCTGTCGTCGGCACTTGGCTTGACCGCGATCCGGGTGCGCGCCACCGGCGAGTAGCCCAGCTGCGTTTGCAGCGCGAGCAGCTGCTCGGTGAAGCGGCGGATCTCGCGGACGTACGGATTCAGCGCGAGCGATTCTCGCCTGCTCTTGGCTCGCACGAGCACCGTCGCGCCCTCGCGGTTGAACAGGCGCACCGTCTGATTGCGCGCCGCCAGCAGCACCACGTAGCTGTCGACGAGGTCGGCGTCGAGTTCGGTGAGCAGGCCCGGCGGTGCGGTGGCTTCGATGCGCGCCCACAGCACGCGCTGCTCGTCCGACAGGTGCTCGGGCGGCGGCCCCAGGCCGGGCCTGCCAACGGGCTCGGCATCGATGCGATTGCGATAGCGGGCCCGCAGCTTTCCGCCCTGCGCCACGAGGCGCAGGGCAGTCGGTTTCGGTGGTCGGCCGCGAGTGGCCATCGGGCGCGAATGTAGCGCGATTCAGCGCCGGTGCCAGTGGTGGGCCGGGTCGCGCGGCGTGCCGTCCGCGTGCGCGCCGGTCATTTGCTTGCCGCCCTTCTCGTGGTGGCGCCGGTTGTCACAGCTGGGGCACAGCACGCGCAGGTTGCGCAGGTCGAGGGCCAGCTCGGGAGCATCGCGGCGGGGCCGGATGTGGTCGACGCGTGAGCAGCCCCGGCCGCGCACGTCGGCCCCGCACCAGGCGCAGCGCCAGCCGGCCAGGCGCAACGCGCGCGACCGCAGCGTCAACCAGGCGCTGGAGCGGTAGAAGTCGGCGGTGCTTTTGCTCGGCTGGCTCATGTGGGGGCGCTGGTCGCCGGGGACGTGGAATGATCGCGGCACTTCCGGCTGTGCTGCCCTGACCAATAGGAGAAACCTGACCATGTTGTTCGTTCGCCTCTTCGCCTGCATCGGCTTCGCCCTCGTGAGCGCTGTGACCGCTGCCTTCGTCGGCGTGTTCGCCGGCGCCACCGGAACAGGTCTCGCGCTCGCGATGGCCGTGACCGCGATCGCCGGCGGCGTTGTCGGCTGGCACCGCCCCGGCAAGGGCTAAGCCATTGGCATCGGCTTGTCACCGACATGAATTGGCACACGACCCGCCGCGACCCTTAGACTTCGCGGATCCGAGCTGGGGCACTGGTTCCTATCCACTCGGTCGCGCTCGGAGTCAGGCGCCTCCAAAGCGAACCCGAGGGCCGCACTTGCTGCATGAGTGCGGCCCTTGCTTTTTGGGTGACCCACGGAAGCACAGGCAAACCTTCCCGCTGCAAACGAGCC